TATTTTGTTAAAAATAAAACGGTTATTAATTGAAAAAATAACAAGAATTATAGTATATTTTTTAAATAAATGCTTAATACTATACAATATAATAAGGAAAACAGATTATAATGAAGGTGTATTCATAAATGTAATAGAAAATATTTATAGATTTTGTAAGATTTTGTATATATTTTTTATAAAAACTTGGTGTATTTAAAAGAATATAAATCGTTTTTTGTTGGTTTTCCTTTTGTTGGTTTTCCTTTTGTTGGTTTTCTTTTTGTTAGTTTTCTTTTTGTTAGTTTTCCTTTTGTTAGTTTTCTTTTTGATAGTTTCATCATCATCTCTGAGTCTAGTATTGTTATCTCCGGGTCTATATCTTAAAAACCATTCATCATATTCAGCAGTTCCCTTCTTATCTTTAAGTTCTAAATATTTGGCTGCTTTTTGGGCTCGCATTCCTTCAAGTGTTTGTTGTTCTCCGACACAGTTAATACTAAATCGTCTTAATAATCCTTTTTGTGTTAATCTATTTTTATCTTGAACTTTAAATAAATAATTAGACATACATAAAATTCGTGACTTATCATAGTATGGTTTATCAACATATAGAAATGCTAAATAAAAACTAAGCATAGTATCTATTGTAGCGATTTTAATAGTATTCCCCCCTTCTTTAATAACATTATAACTATGACATGCTAATGGTTCATAAATAAACGCAACAGCGTCATTGTCAACTTTAATATAATAATGAGGTGCAATAATTTCACCAATTCCAGGTAATTTAATAATTTGAACATTTTTAATTCCAGTATCATTTAATCGTTCCTTAATAATTTGTGCAGTAATTAATGGTTCTTCTGATAAAACATCAAAATCGGGTATTTTTTTTAATTTTTTTTTTAAATGTTTTGGCATATAATTGGAATACATAGATATAGCATGTCCCCCAAAAAATACAACACTTTGGTCAATTAATGTATTTAAAACAGTTTCATATATTTCATCATTTTGTTTAATATTATCCATTTCTCGTTGAAATATATTTTTCCCACATTCTTTAGATGATAACGGGTAATGTTTATTAAGTAGAATAAGACGTTTTAGAACTTTTTCCCATCTACTAACATCTCCGGCAGGTCTTGATAATTCTAAATACATAGCCATTCTCAAAAAATTAGGTGGTGCATATAAAATTCCAGCAACCATTACAGATTCTTTTTTAACAGAATTAAATAACTCTTTAGGTATATAACTAATATCTGCTACAGGTATAAAATTAACGAAAACCTTATATGTTCCATGATGTTGTCCCGATTTAGCTTCAACTTCAATAAACCCTTGTTCTATATAATCGTCAACGAGTGATTTAGCGTCATTTAACGCATTTGGTGAGTAAAAATCATAATCTGGAATTTCAACATCTTTATTATAAAACTGGTCTTGTTTTGGTAATATATTATTAATTGCGGTTCCTCCATAACATACAAGTGATTTCTTTTTTAAAAATGCTTCAACAATAGTTATAATTCGCTTAATTTCAGGAGAACTAGCGGACTTTTTACCTTGACGAGTTTCAGCAATATCAACTGCTGCTCTAAGAATAGCAAGTTCACATTCTTGGAATGTCATTTTACTATCACACACATTTTTATATTTCATATTAGTGTTATATTATAAAATACTAATATAAAAAAATAAATACTAATATAAAAAAATAAAAACTCAATTTAAATTTCTACAGTATAATAATCAGATTCAATAGTTTGAGGTGCATAAGATACTTTAGGGTCTTGAGGTGGAGGTATATCTAACAAATCTGGAATATGTCTAAATTTGACAGGTTTTAATGCGAATGCAGTTCCGGCTTCATTAAAAAAAATATCAGATTCCATTATATTTGCATCAATAAGTTGATATCGCATAGCAATAAATTGACAACCGGTTTCACGTAATACTAACGCACTAGGGTTGGGTGGATTAGATCCTTTATCAGGTATAGCAATAGTCATATTAGTCTTATTATACATAATTAATTCATTCATATCTGGTGAAAATTGTATATCATAATAATTGATTAATCTAGAAAATACAGAGTTACTAGTCATGTTAATATATTCATAAAATGCATCAGATTCTAAAAAAAAGTTATTACTTTTATCTACAATAATAGTAATTTTATTCATCATTGATGTAATTTTAAGATTGCCTAAATTTTTCCCGTGATTTTCATCGCTAAATTCAGAACCTAATAATATATCAGTATAACCGTTTAATATTTCTGCGAGTTCGTTATACATAGGTAGATTAGTGCTCTTAATACGTAAATGAATTATAATTGGATCTGTTGGGTTAGGTGATGTAGATGAACTAAAAGCATAATCACGTAAAACTTTCATAACATCAGCAAATAAGATATAATTAAATGTTTCTTTAACAAAATAACTGTCAGAAGTAGATGTAGCAATAACAGGTTGGTCATTTATAGAAAATATTTCGAAATCTAAACCTCTTACGCCTTGTTTAAGTAAATTTTTTAATGAACATAAGTTCACATAATCATTTTTATAATTACCAGAACTACAACAATTATAGGCCGATTTAATATAATAATCTTTAAGTGTATAACTATATTGTTCATCTTGTATTGTTATAGGATGAATCTGTCCATTTAAAGTGCCGTATATTTCATCCATAAAATTACATTCACGTTGTGATAAACTATTGGTAAATAAACTGCCAGAATAATAAAGATAAGTAAAAATAATAATGGTAATAAGTAAGTAAGCAAATAATGTGAATATAGTTGATTTAGTCTTATCGTTCATATTTGATGTAATTTTTAAAGCATTACTAAATGTTTCATTAATAGTTTCTGGATTAATTAAAGAGTTTGCTTTATCCATATTTATAATATAATAATTTTATAATTTATAAATTATAATTAGTTAAATAATATACATATATTATAGTAGATAATTATGGCTGGAGGTTTAATGAATTTAGTATCTCAAGGACAAACAAATATTATATTAAATGGCAATCCTTCTAAAACATTCTTTAAAACAACTTATTCCCAATATACAAATTTCGGTCTTCAAAAATTTCGTGTGGATTTTGAAGGCGCTAAAACGTTACGTTTAAATGAACCATCCACTTTTTCTTTTAAAGTTCCTAGATATGCTGATTTACTTATGGATACATATTTATCCGTCAATTTGCCAAATATATGGAGTCCAATTATGCCTCCTCAAAATGCTGAGAGTAATAAATGGGTTCCTTATGAATTTCGTTGGATTAAAAATTTAGGTGCTAAAATGGTTTCAAGGATACAGATGGTTTGTGGTAATTATACATTACAAGAATACTCTGGAGATTATTTATTAGCCTCAGTACAGCGTGACTTTAACACAGATAAAAAAAACTTGTTTGATAAAATGAGTGGACATACTCCTGAAATGAATGATCCTGGAAATTTGGGATCACGGGTTAACGCATATCCTAATGCATTCTATACTGATGATGTTTCAGGACCTGAACCATCTATACCCCAAAATGTAGTATATATCCCTCTTAATAACTGGTTTGGGTTAAAATCACAGATGGCATTCCCATTAACAGCATTACAATACAATGAATTACATATTATTGTTACATTTAGACCAATCAATGAACTATTTCAAATCCGTGATGTATTAGATCATGTTAATGATTATCCTTATATTGCTCCGAATTTTAATTCATGGTATCAACAATTTCATAGATTTCTACATCCACCACCGAATATTTTACTAGAAATGGATTCATATACAGATAAAAGGACTATATGGAATTCTGATATTCATTTAAACTGCACTTACGGATTTTTATCACAGGATGAAGAACGTGTATTCGCATTAGAAGAACAAAAATACTTAATAAAAACAGTTAGTGAAAGGGAAATACATAATGTCACTGGTTCAAATAAAGTTTCTCTTGAGTCACATGGATTAGTTTCAAATTGGTTATTTTATTTCCAACGCAGTGATGTTAATTTACGTAATGAATGGTCTAATTATAGTAATTGGCCATATAATTATATACCAAGAGATATTATACAATCTTCATCAAATGGAGATTTTCCAATTACAAGAATTAATCCAAATGGAGAAGATGTAACTAATTATATTGGTCCCGGAGTAAATCCGAATGGTAAACCAACTGGTTGGTTTACAACACAAATATATTCTCCAGAAAACAAAAAGGATATATTAGAGACAATGGGTATATTATTAAATGGGTCATACCGTGAAAATCTTCAACCAGCCGGTATATTTAATTTTATTGAAAAATATACTAGGACTTCAGGAAACGCACCAAATGGACTATATTGTTATAATTTTGGATTACATTCAAATAATTCTGATATACAACCATCAGGTGCAATTAATATGAGTAAATTTACTCAAATTGAACTTGAATTTTCTACTATTATTCCTGCTATGGATCCATTAGCCCAAACATTAACCATTTGTGACCCTGTAACAGGTGAAATTATAGGTGTTAATAAACCAACTTGGAGGATATATGATTACAATTTTGATTTACATATATTTGAAGAACGAATTAATATAGTTCATTTTGTAGGGGGAAATGTTGGATTATTATATGCGAATTAAGTATAATATATTATTGATTTATAAATATATATTTATTATATATATTTATTATAAATATATGTCAGAAGAAACGGCAATTGATGATAAAAAAGACGAAAGTAATAGCACCACAAATTCTAGTTCTCCTCCAGATTTTATTGGTTTCGCAAAAACACTCGGAGCATCATTATTAACTATTGCTCAAATTGTTACTTTAGGATCTGTTGGGTTATATATTTGTAAAGTTGCTCAAGCAAATTTACTCCCAGATAACCTATCACAACAACCATTTAGCAGTGATTTACGAATTCCAAAGGATATACCAGTTAATATGAATGTTCTTAAGGAATATCCTTTGTTTGGGTTTAACGTTCTTTCAAGCGAAGTTCCAATTTCATCACAAAAAGCAACTTTTAATAATTTAGATATGTTGTCAACATATAACAAGGGTTTAATTGGGGCTTTAAGAAAAAGAGCCAAAGGGTCTAATATTATGTTATATTATTCTACAATTTTTAATGAATGCACTGCATGGAATAACTGGATTTTTAATAATTTGTTCTTAGTTATTCACAAAACTTTACCCGAATGGATGATTATGTCTATTTTTGGTAAATTTTTCATCGCAGCATTTTTACCAGTTATAATGATGTTAAATCACGTATTGTCTATTGTATCACACGTTATTAATTTACCTCAAATGTTTAGAAGGAAAAAAGGACAATTATCAGGTGCTCTAGCATTACTTGTTGGCAAAGCATTCTCAACAGATTCTAGAGCAGAATGGCAGTCTGAAGATGAAATCTCATTTTTTGGTATTAGTTCTTGGTCAAATTGGTTTTTTTTAATGTTATGGGGATATCCTATTTTATTAATTAGTACCATTGTATTGCCTGTTATTTTAACAGCATATTCCATTATTTCACCATTATTCGCAACATATAAATTATCCGGTGAAAATAAAAAAGAACCTAATACATTTCTTGAATATATGAAAGGTATATTTACTGGTCATCAAGTATTTCTTAGAATATTATTCACATATGCTGTATTAGCGGCAATTAAACCTAATTTAGGGAATATTGCTACCCCTGCATATACTGCTACATTAATTGGTTTATTACTAAGTATATTTATGTTGAATTTTTTCCAATCTACTCATGATCCTTCTAATAGCACACAAACACAAGGTGAAGTGTCATACGATCAAGCAAATGTTATGCCTAGGGGAGTTGCCAATGTTAAAGCAAGAACTATGAAAATAAATAACATAAAACGAAATGCTCATGACGTTATTAATGTTGGTAAAGAAATTGCTGAACAAGGAAAGGAATTCGCAAAAGACATTTTTTTTAATAAAAAATAAATACAAATTTTATTGATATAAATAGATTTTAGATATATTATATATTATGAGAAATAAATCAACACATACTGCTGCTGCAACTGCTGCAACTGCTGCAACTGCTGCAAACGATTCAATCGTCGAAACTGCTGCAGCAACTGAAATAAATGATAAACAATGTTTAATCTGTTGGAGAAATATTCAATCTAATAAATGGGTAATGTGTGTATTTTGCAATATATTACTGCATGATGAATGTTTCTCGCAAGACCAAAAAATAAATAATAGGACTTATTGTTTATGTCCACATTGTCGAAAAGTTGGGACTTTAGGATGCATGTATTCATATCATAATATATAATAATCTATTTCAAATCTTTTCGTGCGGCAATAGTAAATGGACCAATATTATCATTTACTTGTTTATTATGTTCAATATGACTTCCATCACATTGAGGGAATTTTAAAGATTTCCAACATCTACATATAGATATTTTTTGTCCATAATCAAGCACTAAAGTATCTTGAATTATTAATGGTGTTTGTAAAATAATATTATTATTAATGCGTAACATATTTGTTGACATGATTTTATAAAAGTTCGACATATAATTATATAAATATAATTATATATTATTTTTGTTAGTTTGTTAAAAATAAATAACTAACAAACAATCCATATTTTTAGGATAAAATGATTTAAATATATATTACACAGTTATACACAGTTAATTATTAATGAACCAAAATAATTTAACACCACTTGTTAGTTTATGTACCCCTACATTTAATAGACGACCATTTATACCATATATGATTAAATGTTTTCAACATCAAACATATTCTAAATATAATATTGAATGGATTATTATAGATGATGGGACTGACAAAATTGAAGATATGGTAACAAATATACCTCAAGTTAAATACTTTTATTATAAAGATAAAATGGAATTAGGTGAAAAAAGAAATTTAATGCATAGTAAATGCTCAGGAGATATTATTATATATATGGACGATGATGATTATTATCCTCCAGAACGTATTTCACATGCGGTTCAAATGTTACAAGATAATCCAACATTTTTAATAGCCGGTTCTTCAGAAATGCATATTTATTTTGACAATAGAAAAGAGATTTATCAATGTGGTCCATATGCTAAATATCACGCAACTGCTGCAACATTCGCATTTAGAAAAGAATTATTAGAACAAACAAATTATGATAATAATATTACATTTGGCGAAGAAAACAAATTTACAAAAAAATATACGATTCCATTACTACAATTAGATACATTAAAAACAATATTTGTTTGCTCGCATAAACATAACTCTTTAAATAAGGAACGATTATTAGAAAACATCGATACAAATAAATTTGTCAATAAATCCACCTACAGTATTTCCGACTTTATTAAAGACCCAATTTTAAAACAATTTTATATTTTAGATATGGATAAATTATTATCTAACTACACACAAGGAAACCCTGAAAATAAACCTAAACTAATGAAACAAATACAAATAAAAGAACAAGAACTAGAAACACGACAAAAACAAATAGACACACAACAAAATCAACAAATAGACACACAACAAATAGACACACAACAAACTGTAACTGATATTCAACATAAATATGAAAAGAAAATAACAGAACAAACTATTTTAATTAATGAATTATTAAAAAAGGTCAAATATCTTTCTAATGAATTACTCAAGTATAAATCACAATCGCCTACTTGAAATTATAATTCTTCACCAATGTATTTACATTCATATTGAATATTATAAGTTTCTGCACACCATTGACTAAATCCTGTCCCGTGTTTATACACTGAAAATGACATAATATTTGTAGAATGAGACATTAAATAGAACTCCAACATAGTATCTCGTAATTGTTCTATATTAAATTGAAAATTCTCACCTGTATGTAATATTTTATTTTTTAGCGTTCTTATAAAAGGATAATTTTCAACAATCATTTCTTTAATAATTTCATTATCGGAAATTAATAGATATTTGTTATTAATATTAAGATTTTTTAAATATTTAACAATTATTTTCATAGGTTCTGTAAAAATAAATTGTTCTTTTTGAATCAAGTATTTATCGCCAAATCGTATATGTATTATTTCATATGATTTTTTTTCAAATGTTAAATTTAAAATGGTATCATCTATATAATTGATTAATGATGTTACTGGCGTTAATATCTCTCTCATATGTTCTTTATATTTTTCGGTAATTATATGATTTGAAAAAGCAATTGTATGTATTAGCATTTCTTTATTATTATGTTTTTGTCCTTTCAAGTAAGCGATAAAATCATTATTAATTGTAAAATCGGGTTTAGTATGTATTACTTTCGTCTCACTTATATAACTATTGAAATTATCCAAATCAAGTCGGGTTACAATATTTGATAAATGAGGTAACATTTTTGGAATATTATAAAAATTTTCAAGTAATGAGGAAATCGGGTGATCAATAATTACCGAAAAACAAAAGTTATAATCGTCGCAAAATTTCATTAAAAAATAGCAACCTCTTATAAAATCACCTAGTCCAGTTGTATAAACATCTATATTTGTATGATTATCTGTATATGTATGTGTATTTGTATCCATTAAATATTTTTTATATGTTAAATTATACACATTAACAATCGTATCAATATTATTATATAAAAAACGTAACGACTCTGATGTCTGTTTTTTAGAGTATTTTTTTCGTGATATATTGACATTTGATGTGGTTGACTGTGTTATATTCAATGAAGGTATAAGATCATTAAACATTTTATTACTAACAATTTGTGCACTTTGATAGTTTTGATTGAATATTTTTTTCTTTGTGTCCTTTATTTCGTTATTTAACAAATATGAATATTTACCAGCATTTATACCCTGTGATTGGTTTTTTTTAATTTTTTTTTTTAATTTTGTTTTAATTTTGTTATCTTCCATATAAATTATATGTTTATTATTTCAATATATTTAAACCTTTTTTTTGATGGACACTTTTTTCATAAACTCAATTCCTGGACAATTCATGATGGGTGGACTAACCGTATCTGGGATTTCAGTATTTTCAAACAACCTTAATAATCCGCTTTTATCTGGTATCGTCGCAAGTATTCCAGTAGGTATGCCTTCAAGTATATTTATTAAAGATTCGCAACTACCTGAATATTCATGGAACCTACTCGTTATGACAAGTGTTCTATATTTATCAACATTTATTAATTGGTATCTTATCACTAAAGAAAAAATGTCTAAATATGAATCAGTTCAAATCGCCATGTCTGTTTGGGTTGGACTAGGAATTATTTATTACTTTATAGTAAAAATGCTAAAAAAATCACAACCGTTGAAGGTGTAAATAATTTAATCTATTTCTACAATACCTAATTCATAATCACTTTTATATTGGTTATTTTCCAATCCAATATTGGCTAACTTGTCTGCTCGTTTATTTTGATCTCTATACACATGTTTAAATGTAATCGAATTAAACTTAGTTTTTAAATCATTTATTGTTTCATATAATGGAATAAGTTTTTCATTTTTAACCCTGAATACTCCATTTGTTTGTTGTATTACAAGTAAACTATCCCCGAAAACAGATATATCTGTAATATTCAATTTTAACGCGCATTGTAATCCTAAAATCAGTGCATTATATTCAGATTGGTTATTTGTTTGATCACCTATATATTTAGATTTACTGAATATTTCAGTGCCATTATTATAAATTACGACACCGATTCCAGATGGTCCTGGATTACCCTTGCAGCAACCATCAAAATTAAGTGTAAAGTTATTCTCATTAATAATGTTATTAATTTGACGGATTATTGGTGGCAATTTAAGCAATTTATTAGGTTGATTGTTTAGTAGTCTAGTTTTAGTTAATAAATTCATTATTGTATTTATATTAAGTTGATGTAATAAATTAAAGATCTATTAAATCAATTTTATAATTTAATTGAGGGTATAAAATAATATGATAAACTTATGGTATTAATATTTTATATCCAATAATTTATATGTTATCAATGTTACAATATAATATAAGATTCCTCCCCATAACATGTCTAATAAACCAATTATCATACTATAGTTGTTAAATATAGCATAGTTTGTAAAATCAAACACACCATAAATACATATACCTAAAATAAATGCATCCATTGGTGGTTTTCTTTCCATAATGATAAATTTGTATATTGCTATTATCATCAATATATATGCTCCAATTGCTCCGTATATATTTAGTTTCATATCATCTTTTTGTATTTTTTTTACCATTTTATCAAACATGGGTCCACCAATATTTGATAAATATACACTATCTATAAATAACATTGAACACGCCGGAATTATATAATCCATTCTTATATACTGGATATATTTTATTTGATACTTCAATAAAAATTAATAAAAAATATTTATAACTAACTATACATCTATACCTATACATCTATACCTATACATCTATACCTATACATCTATACCTATACCTATACATTGATTAATTACATTAATCCACTCATCAATTATATTAGGTTGTTTTAAAATATTAACATCTCCATCAATTATAATTGTCTTACAATCGAAATTATCTATAAAATGTTCGTGATAATTATGACAATCTTGTAAATATGATAATGGTATAATATCTTCTCCAATACGAGACCTTTTATTAATACGTTCATGACAAATAATCGGGTTTGTTTTTATATATATAATACTATCAATAGGGTAATCATCTGCGAATTCATTAAACCATTTCAAATAGATTTGATATGTTACATCTTCAATCATATCTTGATCATATAACATCTTTGCGAATACATATTTATCAGTATATAAACTACGTTCTGTAATAATAATTAAATTGTCAATATGGTTATGATTACGTATAGTTTCTCTTAAAATAGATAATCTAGAAATATATGCCATCATTTGAAACGCAAATGAATATTTAGATTGATTATTATAAAATTTATGTAACATTGTATTACCATCTTTATCTTTAATTTCTTCCCATTGTTCAACTGGTTCACGTAAGAATACAATATCAGTATAATTTATATATTTTTCTTTCAATGTTTGTAATAATGTGCTTTTACCTGAACCAATATTACCATCGATTGAAATAATTTTAACTGTCATGATTTATTGTTTGAAGTTATAATTAAAAATTGAAATAGAAATAGAATAGAAAGATTTATTAATATATATAATACCAATAAATAAATTAATAAAATGGACTTAACACAAAGAAAACTAACAAAATCAGAATGGGACTCTATTGAAATCCCAGTTACTAAGACGGAACATGATGTATTACAGTTAATCACTAAAGGATATCATAATGTTAATATTAAAATAAACAATACATTTTCGTTATTTTCATATCTAAAGATTGAAAACACCAAACCATTAGAAATCTTTCTATATAACAAATATTTTAACAAACGTGTCATTAAATTGACAGAAACATATAATATTGATTATATAATCTTTGGGTCAAAACCTAATAAAGAGAAAAATAATGATGATAAATGTTATATAGTCCTAAATTCTAAATTAGTTCTAAAAAAAGTTGACGAAATTAGAGTATCAAAACATAATAATATTGATGACAATGTAGAAATTTATGAATTCATTGTATTAAAACTTATAGAAGAACTATTTGAGTTAAAAAAATCAAAAAATAAAAAATGGATGTCGTGTTATTATACTATTCGTAATTTGCAATTAAACAATATTGTTATGATTAATATGTTTATAAATGACATTGTAAAAACTATATTAAATAGATTAGAAACAGATATTGATTTATTACATATAATATCTAATGCTAATGAATATATAGAACAAAATAAAAGTTTATTAAAATATGCTGATATGGAGTTATATGCACATCAAAAACAAATATTTAGCACATTTATGACGAGAGATCGTATGGAACTTATGGATGAAGAAGATCCTGATTTTATTAAACCAAGTCCTAAATTAATTCTATATATTGCTCCAACTGGAACAGGTAAAACACTCACACCAATTGGGTTATCTGAATCATATAAAGTTATATTTGTTTGTGCTGCAAGACATGTTGGGTTGGCATTAGCCAAATCAGCAATATCAGTTAATAAACGCATCGCATTTGCGTTTGGTTGTTCTTGTCCAACTGACGTGAGATTACATTACTTTTCGGCAAAAGAATTTACTAAAGATAGACGAACTGGATCTATACGTAAGGTTGATAACACAGTTGGCGATAAAGTTGAAATTATTATTTGTGATATTCGTTCTTATATTCCCGCAATGCTTTATATGTTATCATGTAATCAAGCACATCAAATTATAACCTATTGGGATGAACCTACTATTACATTAGATTATATTGAACACGATTTACATCCAATTATCAAAAAAAACTGGAAAGAAAATTTAATACCAAACTTCGTCTTATCTTCCGCAACATTACCTAAATTACATGAATTAACATTACCAATTGCGGACTTTCAAGAACGCTTTACAAATAGTGATATTATAAATATTGTCAGTCATGATTGCCGTAAAACTATACCACTTATAGATAAAAATGGGTTCGTAATTATGTTACATTATTTAAATGAAGATTATGAATCAACATTAAGAATGGTTCAACATTGTGAAGACAATTTGACATTATTAAGATATTTTGACCTTAAAGAAACATCTGAGTTTATTAAATTTGTTCATCAGAATAATTATGTTAAACCTAAAGCATTAATTGAACGTAACTTCGCTTCTATTGATGATATTAATATGATCAATATTAAAATTCATTATCTTAAAACATTAAAACATATTATAAATACTGATATATGGAAAACTATATATGAACATTTTGTTAATAAACGAATTAAACGAATTAAACATAATAATGTAGTTGATGAAAAAGGGAATAAACTATTGAGAAAAACTTCTAGTGTTGGACCTGGTATTATTTATAATACACAATCTAATATTGGTAAACCAATTTCTAGAACTATTAGTGAACAAGTTATACCTAAACCACAAAATGATTTATATAAACTTGATCCACCAGGAAGTTGCGCTATTTATATAACTACTAAAGACGCATATACATTAACTGATGGACCTACTATATTTATTTCTAATAAAGTTCAAAATATCGCAAAATTCGCAATTCAACAATCTAATATACCGTCTAGTGTTATGAAAGAAATTACAGACAAAATTGAATTTAATAATACTATTAATGTACGAATTGATGAACTTGAATCTGTTATTGAAGAAGAAACTGAAAAAATGGTTAATAAATTAGGAGACACTGCTGGTTTAGATAGAAAAGAGCAAAAACAAAAAGAGAAAATTGCTGAAAAAAAAATGGGGAAAAAATTTGATAATGTTAATAATGATAAAAATATGACTAAAATGAATGAAGAATTAGTTATGCTTAGAAGTATGATTAAAAGCGCAACTTTACACGATATATTTATACCTAATAAATTAACTCATTTGAATAAATGGACTGATAATAAACTCATTGATAAATCATTTACTAGTGACATTGATGAAGAAATTATAGCATCTATTATGATGCTCAAAAATGTTCAGGATAGTTGGAAAATATTATTGCTTATGGGAATTGGAGTATTTACTCAACACGAAAGTATCGCATATACTGAAATTATGAAAAAATTAGCAGATACTCAAAAATTGTATCTTATTATTGCTGACAGTGATTATATTTATGGGACTAATTACCAATTCTGTCACGGTTATTTAAGTAAAGATTTAGCGCTCACACAAGAAAAAATTATACAAGCATTAGGTAGAGTTGGACGTAATAATATACAACAAGAGTATAGTGTAAGGTTTAGAGATGATGAACAGATTAAAATGTTATTTACACCAGTTGATTCTAATTTAAAACCTGAGGTAAGAAATATGAACATATTATTTAATAGTAAGAATGTGGTATGGGACGGAGAAAATTATGAAATTATATAAAAATAATAGATATATATGTATAACAGAAAAATATGTAAAGAAACCATCAAATAGAACACGAAAACTAAAAAATTACCTGCCTTAAAATCGGCGTTTTAAATGTGCAAAGGTGTAAAAGAACTTCATAAACCTTTTATTTTACCGCCTAATTCTTTATAATAATGGTTTTAAAATTCAAAAGTATCAATACGACTTCCTATTCTATCATTCAATAAATTATTACACTTTTTTATAGCTGTTTCATTTTTTGGTATTAGTAGCATATATTTTAAAGTGTATTTGATTTTTACACTCTTAAATATAGAACCCCAGAATGAACGTTCTTTAATAGATTTTTCCATACGCATAAGCAAATATACTTGTTTATTGTTTTCTGTTATTTCATGTCTCATAACTTCATTTTCATCATTCGATTCATTTAATGTACTACTTAAATCTATTGTTAAATCTTTTGCTAAATTAGCAATGGCTGTTAAATCACCAGCATATATTCTTATAGAACTTGACACAACATCTGATAGTTTTTTTATATCAATAGTTATATTCTGTTCTATTGTTGTTTGATTTATTATTTTTTTGTCATATACCCACCATTCAGCATCTAATTCGTTTATTTTTGTTTTATGAATTATTTTTAATTCTTTTACACGTTCATCAATATCAATGCTATCATTCATTTCAAAAATCTTGATTTTTCCTTCTGTTAACACATTAGTGTGAGAGCAACTTAACCATCCACCTTTGGTACACTTAGAACACTTAACTATATCATATTGTCCTCTTCCATCCAGTGTCGCAAAAATTTTATTATCACGTGTTTTCCATTTTTGTTTTGTATCTAAACAACTATAACATTTTATGCTATCAATATATTTTATTATAATTTTTCCAAATCGTTTGGTTTCACTATCATTTGATTGTATGAATTCATTAGCTATATTTTGTATTTCTTTTTTATAATTCATTAATTATAGTTTATATAAATATAGTTTATATAAATATAAAAAAAATTGAAATAAAATAAGAAAATAAGAAAATGTTATATTATATATTATAAAACAAATATGAACTTTATAAAAAAAACAAATTTACCAAATACAGTGGTTAAGAATAACAAAGCATTAGCTATTTATGATAGAAATGCTCCGGATTTAATGATGTGTGATGTTTGTTGCAGAGATGCGGATGTTAGTGATAGTTATTATATTATTAGAAGAGGTTACACTGGTAAACAAGAAAATTGGATTTGTGATAATTGTTGGAGACGAAAAAAGAAACATTTTACATCACATGGTTGGAAAGCAACTCATTATATTAAGAATCAGACGGGTTCATATGATGAGTTTATTGAAGAAATTGAAAATCCTGATGATCTTCCTGATGATGAAATTAGCGAACCTGACTCTGACGATGATTATGATAATGGTTGGATTCATAATGATGAAGATGAAGAAGATGAAGATGAAGAAGATGAAGATGAAGATGAAGATGAAGAAGATGAAGATGAATATATTAAAGACCAAAAACTTAAATCTATTCTAGATAAGGTTGACATTTGGGAAAGTATGTCTAAACCAACATCAACTATACATAAAAATGATAGTGTGACATTATGCGATGACTTAATAAGAGATGAAGTCATGACGTCTAACGACATTATGACATTAGATGAAGTCAAAGTGGTGGAGATACATAATAAATTAGAACGTATTTTTGAAACTATAGGTCACATATACAATAATATAACGGATAAAAATAAACAATGGTACGAAAATGTGAGAATATTTATTAAATATCATATTGATATATTG